ATCCTAGCTTTTCTGCTGTTTTAAGCTCCTCCATAAGCACGTCAATGCTGAACACATTAAACTCCTTGGGCTTGTTGATTGCTATCTCGCTCAGGTAGTCCTGCAGACTAGCACTTATTACATTGCCATATCTCCAGCGTGCAGTGAGCTCCAGTATAGCCATCACCTGGTAGTCGAATGTGTGTGCGGATATCCTGCTGAAGAAACTGTCCAGATCTTGTCTGTCGATTGTCTTAGCAACTCCACTTTGGTTCTCGCCTACCTTAGCGATTATTTCCATGTTGATGGCGCGGTATCCGTTCATTACTTCCTCTGAGACAATAGTCTTCAGCTCGCGTAGCGGCTCAATGTCCTTGTTGATATACGCTGCTGGAGGAATAGGCACAGGAGACTCCGGGTTAATAGCTTCGCGCTTGATGCTGATTACGCCGTACGGGCTCTTATTTGTTACGTAGCCTGTACCCTGGCAGTGACCGCACTGTGCTTTTCTTGGGGACATGCCCATAGCTATTCCAAGATTGGAAGGCTGGACTTCCACATGCCCTTGGCCGTCGCACTTTGGACACTCTTCTTGCCACTCGTATCTTTCCGGGAATAGGTGATTAATAATGCTGCCATCCAGGTCTGAGACCATGCTCACTACCTTGTCCCAGTGAGGCGCTACGCCAGCCACAAAAGAGCTGTAGAAATACGGGCTTTTCTGGCCTTCCACCTGCCCTCCTATGCGAAACGCAGGAACAACGCCTAGGTCGTGGCTGTACGGCTCCATTTCAATTACCTTCTGCTGGTCTTTAATCCTCCAGACCTGCAGCATGTTTTTAGACACAATAATCAGCTTTCCGGGCTTTGGGTTTACGCCTTGCACAGGCTTGAAAAGAATGGTGTAATATTCCTGGTCCACAAAGTCCACAACGTTCTCCGATCTGTAGATTTTAGGAAGAGGCCTGTAAAACTCGTTCTCTTCTGCATACGGGTTTTCCGGGAAAATCATACAAACAGCATTCGGGTCGCTAAGCGTGATCTTCAGCAATGTCTCTCTGACAAATACCCAGATATTACGGTAGATACCGTAATCGTCTGTAAGGAACTCCTGTAAGCTTTCGTTCTCCGGTATAATACTAGGGTTTTCCGGGTACTGAACGCGAAAGAGCCTAGGATTGTAGATCCTGTTGATTGTGTTGATTACTTTGTCGCTAAGAGACTTTGTAACTGCTTTCCATGTCTGCAGCCTGTACTCTCTGACAGCTTCCGGCTCGTTAGGTCTTTTGCGCTCCAGCAGCTCTTTTGGTGATTGGCCTTCTATATGCACGCCCATTGTCTTAGCGTGCTTGTACGCTTCTTTGTAATACCTATGCCTGTGCGGATTGTTGTTCCTCAGAATGCTTTTGATGTAGTCGTTTAGATCTGCTCCGCCTGCTTCTATGATTTCGCTTGTTATCATAATAGCTTATTATTTGAGTATTCGTCATTTCGCTGCATTCTAATTGTTCCCTCAGCTAAGGGATAATTGTCTTGCCAGTCTATGCTGTAATCCTGATCGCCGCGAACATAGCTGATCATTTCAGCGTTATTGTCGCTTTCGATGGAGAGATCACTGTGCAAAGTTATTGAGTTAAAAGCTTTGTGGTCTTCCTTGTCATACCACAAGGTAATAAATTCCGCTGTAGGGCCTTGCGTGTACCTTACTGGATTAAATGACCCATTGATAAGTTCGTAGCCTGTTGCTTTCGTTTGCGGCGTCAAGTGCCGCTGATGTAGTTTGAGCCGAAACTGATTATATAAGCTAGGCAAGCCTTCATAATTGTAGTTGAGGATGTTGGTTGCGTTCCTAAAGCGCACAATCTTCGTATAGTCAGTCCCTGTGCTCACTTCTACTCTGTTAGATAGGTATCGCAGCTGGCTATAGAAATCGTCCTGTATAGCAAACCTATAGCAGCCAGGCGTGAGTCCTTCTGGAACGATAAACTCTGTCCAAAACCTAAAACCTCCGGACAGCGTGTCTTTTTGCAGGATGCCTATATCGCTGTACGCTACAGTAAAATCTTCACGAACTAAATCCAGGTGCCATTGAGCAAAGCTTGAGACTGTTTCAAGCTCGTCAATATTGAAGTACTTCCGAAATGTGTCTCCAGCGACCAGCACAACTGCTGGATTATAGATGTTTTGAAATTGATTAAAATTGCTCATGTTCCTGACTGTGTGTAAACAATTGCTCTGTCTCCTTCACTTACTGCTGGGCATAACCCTCTCACTTGGCCGCCTGACCAAGGTCCCGGGTCGGCGTTCTGTGTTTCTATAAAAAAGCCTCCTGTCCAGAAATACGTTCTCATGTCGTTGGTGTTCTGTCCGATAGCAACCAGGACGCTTTCATTCTCTAAGAACGTGATATTATAGGACGCTACTTCCGGATACGACTTAGTGGCTCCGAGTGCAGTCCAATCAGTGCCGTCAAACGTGTACACAATGAAATAGCGGTCCGTGTTATTTCCAAATACAACAGTATTGGAGTTTATGCGCGCCATGTTGCTAACTGTACCGTACTCAACTAGCAGCGAGTTACCCGTCTGCGACCATGTAGAGCCGTTGAACTCAAATGTCCTTAGCAGATCATTATTCCTGTCTACGATAGCGATTTTATCGTCTTCCAGATAAACCAACGAAGGCCTGTCAAAGCCAAAAGAGCTGGACGCAGATCCAAGCAGAGACCAGTCGGTCCCATCGAACTGATAGGCGCGTATAGTGCCGGACACTACTACAGCAACAGTTCCATTTCCAGGATTCAGCCTGCATACCGCAGGGTTAAGCCCAGGCACGTTAAGCTCGTTGCCTACTTGACTAAATACGCCTCCTGTAAGGTCATACAGCACGATATCGTCCTGCTGATCATCTACAAACACATACCGGTTTGTTACTCCTACCCAGTCAACAGCGGGATTGCCTTGGCCTGTTCTTTGTAGATTTATGCTTTCTACAGTCCAGTTCACTATGCCGGGGATGCTGTCACATGGATCCGGAATCCCTGAGGAACGCAAATCGTCCAGTGTTACAATGCCGCTGAACTTCTTCATGCGAAGAAAACTGTTGTCTTGTATGTCGTTATAACAACTCATGAGGCTCTACTAATTAGTTCTATTTCGTATATACCGTCCACCACGTTAAAAACAGCGCTGATCAGCCATCCTCTGCGAACTATACCGTCGGGATTCGTGATTGTGATGTACCCGTAATTTCTTGAGCTGAGTCCGTTCCTGTGCGCCATAAGCATTTCGTGCTCTTGCAATGTTGTGAGTGCTGTACGGAACTTAATCTTGTACGGATCAAACTTAGCTGTTCCGCTTCTGTAGTTATTTGCCTGTGGGCTGTCGTTGTTTGCTGGCGCTGATCCTACTGCTGCAAATTGCCTTGTGTCTCCTAGATACGGGCTGCCAAATGTGTTCGAATATGCGATCTTGCCTTCTGTGTTAACAGCAAAATTCTCATTGAAGTACTCTGTGGTTCCCGGCTTTCCAAATAGTACGCTATTAACCAGCTGCGCCTGATTGTAGAAGTTGAACCTAGGATTTATCAGCAGGTTGTATAATATCACTCCTGCGTCCTCTGTGAGGATGTTAGCGTCCAGCCTAGGCGAGAGGCCCAGGTAGGTGATGCAGTCCAGCAGAAATAAGTCCTCGTCGTGCTTCCATGACTTATCTTCAAATGCACGGTATTGCTTGCGTCTAGTGATCTCTATCAGTCTCCCGCTTGCTATGTAGTCCGTGATAAAATCCAGGTCCCCCGCTATGTTTTCAACGGGTATCTTATAAGCGGCCTCAGTATTGAAATCGTTGATGCTGTCTACGCGTTCGCTCTCGTCGTCGTTAGAATAAGCCTTATAGCCTACTGCCACACGACTAAACTTTAGTTCTTCCGGGTAGCTTTCTTCGTAGCTCTCCGTTTCGATGTCCGAAAGCTCGAATAATTCCACGTCAGCAAAGAAGTCATTCCACGGCCTCACACGCACTGCGTTCAATGCTGCGCCCAGGTAGCCCACCTCCATGCCCCAGCCTAGCCCAAATACACTTCTCAACATGTGAAAACGCTGTTTGAGTGTGCCTTTTATGCCGCGGTCTGTCTGGCGTAGCTGATATCCGTTCGTTTCAGCTATATTCTCAAGCGCTCCTGCACTATCTAGCTCCGTGCTTACTAGTAAGTCATCCTCACCTGTTACGAGCTTTAAATTGCGTGTAATCGCGTCAAACAGTTTAAGGCATTTTGCAGGTGAGGTCTCTGCGCCGAATGTTGTTTCCATAGCTAGCGTAAGAACGCCTACCTGTGGAAATAAGTCTATGTCGTCGTCTGGGTGTGCTGATACTGTTGACTGAACCCTGAATGTATATCTATATTCATCGCTTCCTCCTGATATTGTCTCTTCAAGGTTTAATGATATTCCAGTTTGAGTTCCTAAAGAGGGGTCTATAACAAGACTGTCAACTGTGCTGTTAATGCCGGTCTTTAAGTTTTCTCTTCTTAAAGCTAGCGTGATGGATCCGGTTATTGGTCCTGTGAATAGCGAAACAATCAAATCCAAGGTAGCGCGAACGCTGACCGTGGCTGTGTACTCTCTGCCTTGATTAGGCTTGAGAACTATTGCGCCAGCATAATCGCAAGTCGTTGATGAGGTGTTAGACCCGATTGATTCAAATGGAGAGGATCCGTCTACGTATGTTACTTGATTGCTAGCTAATGTAAAATCCGGAATAGTTGCAAAGCTGCCAGACCCTCCTGTGTAGATAAATAGTGCTATACCGGCGTTGGTTCCTGATGTAACTAAGTTAAAGTCCGGGAATGTCATTACATCGTAGCTAAGCGCAGGCACAGAATCACCGTTTACGTCTTTAGTGCTACTTAGGTCAACAACAGTCTCCAGGTTAGTCTTTATTTGATTGAGTAAGCTTACTTCTTCAAACTCCACTTCAAAGAAATCTTGTGTAAGCTTCTTAGTAGCCATGTTTGTAAGGCCTGTGTAGACTATCGCATAGTCGTCTAAATCTGACGACCTCCGCTCAATTACTAACGTCACGCGAGCATCTACTCCGTCGGCAGCATAGGCATCTCTAAGTATTGTTCTGCCCTGACCCGGGAAGCGTAGCTTGATAACGTTGTCCGGAGGCCCAGAAAAGCTGAAAAACACACCCCCAGCCTTAAAGTCTCTTTTGAAAGAGCTTTGCAACGAGTTTAAATCCGCTGGCTGCTCATTTGTGCTAAGCACCGTTCCTCCTAATGTGACGCGGTAATTCATGTGGAGTACTTAGCTTGCTTGATAGCTATCTCTGTGTTGAGCTTGTTTTGGTAGGCTGTGAAACCACGCTGATCAAAGCTGATCCTGTCGCGTGGCACCTCTACAATACTGATTGCTCCTGCGCCTTTTGCGGCGTTATTGATAAGAGTTGGATCTACGCCTTCTCTAATAGCTTCCAGTGTAGGTCCGTATTTTGCTGTTTCTGCTGTGGTCATAACGCTCTCTCCGGGCATAAGCAGTGCTGGAATAGAGTCTACGCCTGGGGTGCCTCCTTGTAAGCCAATTACCCCTTCCTTAAATTTTGGGATCTGAATGCCTGTTAGTTGAGCGAGCTGCTTTGCTCCAAAAGCTACTGCAGCTCCTGCAGCGATAGGCGCAAGCACTGGGCCTACTACAGGAATACCAACCATAGCATTAAAAGCATTGGACGCCATTTCAGGAATGTTCATAGCCAGCTTTTTGATAGCGATTGCTTTCTCTACAGTGTTGCGCTGGTTAATAGCATCGCCAAGCTTTAAGAACTCCTGTTCACGAAACTCCTTCTCCTTCTTTAAGCGCTCTGCTTCATCTTTTGCTTTTTGCTCCTGTGCCTTAAGCATTTCTGCTTCGCGTGCGTTCTCAGCTTCCCAAGCTGCTTTCTTTTGAGCTTCCTCCTGCTGAGCGAGCATCATCTTCTGCTGGAGAATGGTGTTAAGCTTGTTGTTCAGTTCAATTTGTTTAGTTGCTGAGGTCTGTTCCAGGTTGGCAAGCGCTATCCGAGCATCATACTCCGCTTGTATGTCCTCCTCTCCAGATTCGCTAAGTGTGTTCTGCTCTTCAATTATGCGAACACGCTCACGCTGTAGTGCTAGTTCTCTCTCTAGTAGCTCGTTCTCGAGATCAAACGCCTTGCGTGCTGCAGCCTCTCTTTCTTCAAATGAGCGCTTGACATCTTCTGCTATGAACTTTTGGCGCTCAATCTCTTTGTTTGCAATAGCTCTATCAAGTGCAATCTGCCTTTCAGCCACAATGAGCTTATTCATTTGGTTCTCCAGATCAGCTGCTGCTATAGCATCCGCTTTAATTTCTTTGCCTAGCTCTATTACCTCGCTTGTAAGCGCTTTAATGATAGCCGTGCCTGGGTTAAGGTCTGTGATGCCGTCGGCAAGCTGTATAGCTCCCTCTTTAGCTGTGTCCAGTGCCTCGCTGAACTCTCCTTTAAACAGTAGCGCTATAGCCTCGCCTAACATGCCCAGTCCATCCAGTGTTTTATTGAATGCGTTAGGGATAAACTCAGTAAAGTAGAAGCGAACATTATCTGCCAGGTTCTGCAGTGCTTTTTGTGGGTTCTCGAATGCAGCGACTAAGCTTTCACCAAAGGATATTACGACATCCATAACAGCGCCAAAAGCGCCTTCCAGAAACGCCATAGCTACACGCAGCTTCTGAGCCCCTCTTTCTGTCTTAGTGAAAAACGCGAACAAAGAAGTGAGTGCGCCTACAAGAGCAAGCACAGGAATAGCTTTCATCGCTATAGACAGCGCTTTGCTGCTTGTTGTTAGTGTTTTAGCTCCGGCGCTGGCTTTTCCTAAACCTGAAGCAAGGTCTCCGGCGCCTACTCCTGCAATCTGAAAATTATTGGCTGTGGTTTTAAGCTGGTCAGATAACCCAACATTGGTTTCCGTGAGGTCTTCTGTCGATTCCTTTGCCCCTTCTGTGGCTTTGTCAAGCTTATCGAGTTCTGCGGCTGCTTCTGTGACTTGCTGCTTGTTGACTACATAGTCTATTCTTTGGACTGACACTCATCTCTCAATTACAAATTAAGGTGAGGCTATTTGTTTTTTTCAGCCTCCGCTCGCACTAAGTTAATATATTCTCGGAACTCCATTATGCTCATGCGCTTTATTAATTGCTCCGCTTGCAGGTCCCACTTAGCAAGACCCAACATCAATTTCCTGTTTCTTTCTTCTCTTCTAAGCCAGCGCTCAACGAAATTCCCATCTCTTGCAACTCCTTCAAGACCTGTTTTTTTATCTTGTTTTGCTCTGCTATTAGTTCCATATCGCTGGTTGAGATATCCATTGCAGTCCAGTACTTCTTGATTGGCTCGCTCAAAAAAAAAGCACTCACGCCTTGCTTTTCAAACAGCTCTATCTTCCAGGTATTGTAATCCCAGTCGTAGCCAGTCAAGTCTTCCTCTTTAGTGAATACAGCTACGCTTATTAAGCGCATCACTATGTCCGCATCGTAGGCTACCTTCATTCTGGATAGCATCCAGCGCAGGATAGTGATAGCGTTGGCATTGTTAGTGGGCTTGCCTTCGTTGATCTCGTCGATGCAAGCTTTAAGGTTTTCTTCTAGCTCTGTCCGGGATATGCCGCGCTGTCTGTCCTCCATGTACTCGTTGAACTTAGAATAACGCGCAGCCGGCATGTCGTACAGCGTCTTGAACTCATACAGCTTGATAGGCTTGTTTTGGTCGTCGCGCAGCGTCATGATGTGCTGAGTGAGTCTTTTGAGCTGTGGGTGCAGCCTGGTGGGCTTTTTATTTGCTTGCTTGAATAGGCTCATAGTTGAATATCTCGTATGCTCTCTCGATGTCCTTAACTGTCTTTCCTTTGCATGGGCTGCAGCTATCTACAAACTCGTGGGCGCGTTTCCATGTAAGGCCTCGCGCTATTACACTCCAGCGCTTGCTAGATGTTTGTGAAGGCAGATCGTTGCACAACAGGAAGCGCTCTTGCGCCTCGTTGTACTCTACCCGTGCTGTGCTGCGGCTCATAGCAGGTCCCTGACTAGTCGTATGTAGAACACGGAAGGCTCATACACTAGGTACGCTATCCAGTAGACCATCACAAGCACAGTGATAATAATTATGCATGTGAATACTACTCGCCAAAGGAATATAACTATCCATTCCAGTGCTTTCATGACTCGCATTAATAGTCCGATATCGTCGTTTATTTCGTCCATTACATTGCTATTAGTTAGTTTTATGTTCTCCAGAAGCTTTTTAGTACAACTACAAAAGGAATTATCGTTATAGCATAAACTGGGTAGAGTGTCCAGTGTAGCTCTGTGGCCCAGAAACCAGCAGCACTCCAGATACTGCACATGCAGGGAGCGCATTGAAATAGAGGCTTCAGTAAGAATACAAGCCAAGCTCTAGGCTTATTAGGTTCTGGATCAAATAAGCTCTCCTTACGCAGTGCGAATAGCACTATTCTGTCTCCTACTCTGCTAAGGATCATTCCTGGCTGGAATAGGACGTTGATGCCCACTACTAAGCAGGCATTCAACAGCATTATCTCAAGCATGGCTAAACCGGAGCTTGGCTTCTTCTGTTTCGGTGGCTGTGCATCCGTGAATCTTCTGCAGCTCGTCTACAACAGCCATTGAGCCTTTGTAGCTTAGGCGGTCGCGCCCTTTCTGTTGCTCTATGGAATCATTAAAACATAAACCAGATAACGGTGCATACACGTCTGGCGTATTATCGCAAAATTTACCATTTTCCATGAACTCGGTTCCGTGCATAAATGCTTGCTCAATGCGGAACAGCTCGTCTAAGCTGTACCCTCCGGACATTTTCACTATGTATTTTTCAATCGAAGCGCTTGGGGCTGTCCGGTGAAAACTGCCGTTTGCGTCCATTACTCTTATAAGTTGCCATTGTTTGTCACCGTCGCAAATATTGCCCACAGCACACGCTTCGCAGTCCATTGGGTTTAGTGTTCCTTCAAAGTAAGCTTTTACCAGCTTATCTATGGTGCTTTCAAATAATTCTTGTCTGTTCATTGTTCTGTCAGTTTAAGTTGTTAAAAAAAGACGCCCAGCCCGAGAACCACCAAAGGCTGATAGCAGCGTCTTTTGATCTCACATAATGAAAAAGGTATCCCAACCTTGTAGAGCTTGTAATATAGCACATCATTTTTTGATTTTCAATAAATCTGGCCACTCTATGTCAAGCGCATATCGAAGACAGTCCAGAAAATCGTTCTTGTTCTTTCTCCGGTCTTTTATCAGCTCTCCTTTCTCGTCTACCTGCGCGTACGTGCAGTCATTAATAAGCTCGCTAAGCGCTGGGTCTATAGTAATGCTTTTCCACTTCATAGCAGAGTTACACAGCACACGAGACGAAACAAGATCCAGGTTCTTGGGCCTAAGCTTTATTTGTGGGTCTCTTAAGCTCAGCTCTGTCTTAATAATCTTCCAATAGCTTGTCTTGCCTCTTACTGTTCCTGTGCGGTTATATCCGGACTTGTCTCCTGTGACAATGTAGAAGGCATCCGGGTAGTTGGCCTTTATCTTGTCGCATACTTGATAAATGTCGCTATTGTCCAGCCTAACTTTATCAAACACCACTATGCCTCCGGAATCTGTGTTCTGGTAGAGTATGCAAGCAAAAGGCTCCAGGTTGAAATCAAAGCTTATCTTCAGCGGCTTACCTGGGTTATATGCGCACTCACCCACGTGTAGCTCCTTGTCGAAGTTGTACAGGAACTTGTTAGATGTGTCTATAACGCCCCAATCGCCCAGGCAATACACTTGATAGAATAGCTCGTTCTTTGTTTTGTAGCTCTCTATTTGTGCTGCATCATCATCCGTTAGAAACTCATTGTCCTTATATGTCGTTTTGAGTGTGGTGGCTTTTGGGTCTTGGTTGTCAAAGAAGCGCGACTTTAGCCAGTTGTGTTCATCTATTGGATTAAAGCTCAGCATATACTGCACATAGTTGCTCTTATGCCCTCTTATACGTATGTCCAGCTGATTAAGGTCCTCTGGATTAAAGTCTGTAGCCTCTTCCAGCCACATGCCTGTGATTCCTTTAATGGACTTCACTTTTTCGGGTTCATCCAGGCCCATGCATAGTATCTCGTTTCCAGTGAAGTGCGTTATCGTGTAGTCCGACTTATTTATGCGAAACTCCTTCTCCATGTTGTTTTCATAGATCACGTCTTTGAGTTCTTGGAATATGGAGCGTTTAACTGTGGTGGCGACTTTACGCAGCGCGAGAAACCTATGGCCTTTCTCCAATACTGTTCTAAATACAATTTTCTGAGCGCAGAATACGCTCTTGCCTGACATTGCTCCTCCATAAACTACAAGGAAGCGAGACTCGTCCCATAGATAAGGCATATACACCTCATTGATCTCCATCGGGTGCTCTTTGCTAATCACTACTTTTCCGGCTCTCTAAGCTCTTTTTTGTCTTTAGCGCCCACTATGTACAGGGTACGTGAGAACGGCTCACCTGTGCTCTCTATTTCGTGTTTATCGTGCATGTCCGTGATGTTCTTAGCTACGAACGTAAATGCTGCTGCATTATAGATGCCATTTAAGCCATTTTCAATAAGAAAGTACTTCTGCAGCTCTTTTGCATACGCATAGGCGCGTCCGAACTCTTCATGCCTTTTCGCCCAATCCGGAATCACTTGCGGCGTTACTCCTATGTGTGTAGCGAAGGTGTGAAAGGTAGGCAGCTTATTAGGAATCAGCTTTTTGTCTATCCAGCTGACTTGGCCGTTTCTGTAGTGAGGAATCTCTTCCACCCTGTAGGGCTCTCCGCTAAACCACTCTATGAGCTGTTCACAGTATTCGGGTTTGTACAGTGTAGGCGCTCCGCCTTTATTGCCTAGGGCATACTTATTTCCTTTTGGTGCTGGCATACTTTATCAGCTTTGTTAAGAACACTGCGGCTGCTATAACTACAAGTACGTGAAAAACGTTTGGGTGATTATGCTCTCCGCATAGCCCTAGAAAGTGTGTGATTGCTTCTGTCATAAGAATTTGAATTTAATGCCAAGCTCTTGCTCCTTGGCTGCTTTAATATGCTCGTGAAGTTCATTTGCAAGTTTCTTAACAATAGGCAGATCGTGCTCTATCTTGTTAATTGTCTGCATGGCGTCAATGTCTTTTGGCTTTTGCTGTATTACCTGGAGATGGTATTGCTTCATGGCTTGCATGTTGGATAAAGCTTGCATCCAAAAAATATACTCGTTGATCTTTTCCATATTCTAAAGTTAAATAAAAAAGGAGAAGCACTTAGGCCCCTCCTTTCAAACAAACAACTACTCAACAATGAGTTCCTTTGTGGCATCTTCTACAAATTTTGCAGCGATGCCCCAATATCCTTTTTTTAGCGCGTTTTCTAGGCTTCGGTTATTATCCATAGACTCTATAATTATAACCTCCTCTTCCCGTTGGCCTAGTAGCTCGCACAGCTCTGGCTTTAGAGCCTCCATGCTATATCCGCGTCCTCCGTAGTACTTACATCTAGTTAATGTCTCTTTCAGTGCGAAGCCGCATCTTCTAAACCAGCTCCCGTGAAAGGCATTTAACGAGGTTTCGTGCAGAGGCTCATTGAAGTCCTTTAGCACTGTTAGTGAGCAGTAGTGCTCTCGGTTGTAGATGGTTTCTTTTACTCTGTCGCTTTGTGCGCTTATCACCTGGCACCTGTACCCGTTTGACTCCAGCCTGTCTATTATGGTTGCTACTACACCACCCAGCGCAGACATGGCTTTTGCGCTTACTTCAGCGAAGCCTCTGTTGTTATAAACGATTGTAACCATTTTGGCTTTCTGCTCTACGTCCACGAAGTCTACCATATGCTCGGGCTCGCCATCCATATACCTGCCCATGTCTACGTAAGATCCATGAGTGTCAAAGACTGTCTCCTGCTGCAGGTTTGTGACAGATTCGTTAATCTCTGCTGTGATCGATGGATTCACTTTTATTGTGCGCTCCTGTGTAATCATTCTTTCCATGTGTGCCCAGTCTTCGGAAGCATAGAATTTTGTGTTATTAGTGCTGTGGCTGCTGGAGCTTGGCCTGTTGGCGTACTTGCTGGTGTTCATATCTTCCAGCTGCTGCTCTGGGGAGTTAAACCAAATTACGTCGCAGTCTTCGTGGATTGTGCATAGCCTTCTCATTTTGTCACCTCCTTATCTAATCGCTTAGCATCCTCCGCGCTAAGTCCTTTGTGAATAACTGCAGCAATAGTCTGCTTCATGCTGAGTCCTGCGGCAAGCAGCTTCGCTCCTTTAATTGTTGCTCTGGGCGATACAATGTGGCGCATCTTAAACGTGTCTACAGCCTTTCTGTACTTCACGACAAGTGTATGCCATTGCGTGTTAGTTGTAAACGTTGCTTCCAGCTTTTCGTCAATCTTCCAAGAGATGTTGTTGAATCTGTCCAGTGTGGCAGCGTCCAGCTGGTTACGGCCTACATACATCCTGTCAGCCCCGGTTCCGAACGTGTTAGCAGCAGCAATACAGTAGAAGTCTTCGTGCCTTTCTACTACGCCGTCAGGGAAACTCATAAATCCATTAGCAAGCGCTGCGTTCAGGATTGTGACTGTGTTAGGGTTACCCGCATCAACTTCGTCCATTAGGTACAGCCCTCCGTTCTCGTATGCGTCTCTAAAGATTGTTCTTCTGTACTGTCCATTCGCATCAATAAATCCAAGCAGGTCGCTCTTGGTAGTTTGCGCACCTACTGACTGCGGATAAAAAGCTACATTCAAATGCTCTGCTACTTTCAGCGCTGCTGTTGTTTTGCCGCTACCTGCAGGACCTATCATCATAACAGGCTCTTGCGTGGATACGTGCAGCAGCAACTCTTTGAATTGTCTGTGCTGCTTTTTTGCCTTAGGCGCTTCCGCTTCCGACTGCTCTTCTTGCTGTTTAGATTCCTTAACTGGTATTTGCTCTTCCAGCGCTTCTTCGATAGCTTTTTCTGGCATAGCGCCGTATTCTTCAGCTTCTATTCGCCGACCGTTCTTGTGTACCTCGTGGCCTAGCTTCTCCATCCATGGAACGAATGTAGCCATGCCGGGTCTTACGTATGTGCTACCGTAGTATTCTGCGGCTTGCTTCAGTGTCCTGAAGGTCCTTTCGCTGTCGCTGCTCTCGATTACTGTAATCATTGTGTTTGTTTGTTTGTTTGTTAACAACAAAGTAGGCGAAAATTTCTCGTTCCACCAAAATTTTGCGGTAAAATCTCGTGATTTAGACGAAATTTTTCTCGAGAATGCGGTTGCGGTCGTGCTGCATGCGCTCGAATTGCTCAAATACCAGATCGATCAGTGTTAGCTCTCGCACCTTAAATTTCGATGTGTCTTTAAGCTTGTATTCTAAGGCTACTGGAGTGATGTCCAGCCAGCTGGCTAGCCAATACTTCTTAAGGTTTAGCCTTTCCAGTTTTTCTACGATTTCCGTTCCTTTCAAGTCGTATTTCATGTTAGTCTCTTGATTATGTTTTCAGTCAATGTAATTAAATCTCCAGATCGATCTTCGTATAAACCATGCAATTCCTTGTCTGGCTCGATCCTGAATACTTTCATGCGCGTCTTTTTTGGATACCATGGGTGATAATACACAAGGTGAGCTGCAGGGTACTGGGTACACCATAGTCCCCACTGTACCTGCTTGACGTGTTCGGGGTCAGGCTCGTTGCTTTCCACTATTGCGATGTGGTCCACGGGCAAGCACTTATACTCCAGATAAATAGGCACTTCCGTAATCAAGCCGTCCGGGCTTACACCTCGCCACTGGTCCTTTTCAACATAACCTACGCGCTGCACCTTTGTCAGGCTTTCGATCTCGTAATAAGCTATGGCTTCAGGCTCGTACTCATGGCCCCAGTCTGTGGCTTTATTGGAGAAAGATTGCCGGACGCGTCCTGTGACTACCTCCTCCGCTATCTTTCTGGCTAGCGAAAGCGCACCTACGCCAAATCCTTGCTCTCCTTTGCCTTTGACAAGCAGCTTGGCTGCGTCACTGCCGCTTATACGCCCTCTGCGCAGGTCCAGCCATTCTTCCGAGTTCTGATCTAAATCCCAGTGAAATTTCATAGCTTCTTGAGTATTTCGTTAGCAGCTTCTACAGTCCAGCCTTTTTCGTTAAGCGCTTTGCACTGTTTAGTGATCTGCAGCTTGTCCTCGCCTTGGTAGATCTGCAGCTTTTCTACTATCAGATGCCTTAAGTTGTCTACCTCGTGGTCGAATACCTGCTTCTCTACATCGCTGTTCTCGTTGTCAAGTGTGTTGATGTTTTCATACAGATCGTCGAAGTGCATCTTAGCAGCTTTCTTGATTAAAGTTTTCAAGCACATCTCTTTAAACCACTGCGTCCAGATTGTGTCTGTTTTAGCTACCTTTCTATGCTTGCTGATTTCGTCCCTTGTTAGCAACGTAATAAACTCTCCTCGGCTGTTTTTTACTATGCAGTAGCCTCCGATGATTTTTTCGTCGTTGTGCTCTGCTTGGAACGCTGTCTTCATTATGTGTCTGTACTTCACATGCCCGTTCTCCTTGCTGAAATAGAACTCGTCTCCGTCGTAGACCATACCTACGTCTATAAGCGTCTCCGGATAGGCGATCAGCATTTTATTCTTGTAGGCTACATAGTCATAATTGACTCCTGTCTTTTGTAGCGTAACATGAACGCCATCAAACACCAGGCCGTCTTTTTGTACACGCCGAAACAAGGCAGCTAAGTCTTCGGGCTTGCGATTCTGCATCCATGGGTTTTTCGCGTTCCCGTCCCTGTTCTTCTCTACCTGCAGCCTAGTGCAGTATGCAGCAAACTTCTCAACAGCCTCTGGTTCCTGGTCCGTCAACTGTTTAATTATTAGCTCTTTCAAATTTTTTCTGTTTTGTTATAAGTTTTGGTAAATATACTAAAAATTTAGTGGGTCATGCCCGTCGAAATAGTATCGTCTCTGGCTGGGTTCGAACTGAATGCCTTCCACTGCTCCGCGTAGTACAGTGAGCTCCTGCCTGCGCTGCTTGAGGTTGAAGAATGTCACAGATTTGTCGCGGATGTTCTCCAGTAGGTTAGGCCGAAATATGCTATAAATGCCGTCCATATTGTTTTCCCAGGCTGCGCCTCCTGCAAGCATGTGCTGATCACAAGGCATGCGGATTCTGTTGCCGTCCTTAATTCTTACGCGTTCTATATTGCTCTTTGGGTGAGCGATCCAGTTCATTACCGTGTTCGTGCGTATAGCTAAGTCTTTGAAGGTATCAAACAACCTGTCCAGGTAGATGTCGTCCCGCATGTTAATAACCTGATGAACGTTCTTGAATGGGTCTATTAGGACAGCGTCGTAGCCTATGTCATCATACAAGTCTTTTAGCAGATCGTATATGCGCTCGGGGGTTTTCTCTTTAGGATCAAGAAATATGAAGTGATCTTTTGTCCAGTCTACCCAGTGCGCAACTTCTTCCACTGTCGCTAGTTTAGTACCCCATCTTCGGTGAACGCTTTTATATGGTGTTTTCTTTGTCATCATCCAGACAAACTCCAGTACCAGCGCATTATAGTGAACGACTACTTCGTTCTGCATGTAGGTGGCGCTGCGCATCTCCGGACTCCACAGCACAAACCTCCAGTCGGAGGTGAGCGCCTTGACAGCCATTAGAAAAAGCGTGAACAGTGTCTTGCCGTCGTTCGCGTATCCTGTGAACACGTTTTGGTCTGTCCTGCGCCAGCAGAAATTCTCTGCCATTTGCGCTATGTTACAAGAGTCGAAAGTGTTTGCGCCCAGCTCATACTCCTCCAGTATCAGCTTGCTATTGACAGGAATTATGCCGTCGTAGTTTTCTGCCTTTGATTTTACTTGGGACCTTAACTCAAAGAACTGCTTTCTAATTTCTGTATTTTCTGACATCGCTTTTCAAATCGTGTTCGTAGTTGATTCATTTTTTCGTAGAGACTGCTGTTGGGTATTGCTTGTTTAAGCAGGTCCACATAAGGCAGCAGCTCCAATGGGTCTGATAGCTCCTCTAGCAAGCCGAGCATCTCTGTCGCATAAGTGACCACGATGTTGTCCGCAGACTGCTGTTCTTGCTTTCCTATTGCTTGGATTGCATCCCATAGATTGTACTGCAGCAGAATAAGCATAAGCTCTTTGGTTGCCGTGCGTGTGTATCCATGCGTGAGCAGATTCACTATTTCAAGCGCATTTCCATCGTAATTATGGCAGATTGTCACCAAATTGACTGTGGCACCACTATCGTGGGCGCGTTTCATCGCGCTGTACGCTCTACGGTGCGCTGTGCTGAACGATCTCTCCTCCAGTAGTGTAAGACTATCAGAGAAGGTGTTTTCGAGCGCAAATGAGCTTAAAATCGCTCGTTCAAGAATTGTTCTTCCTTGTTTCGTGTAGATCATTTGTATTGGGAGAATAAATCGTCCTTGCTGTTTTCCTTCAAATGAGGCAGCGTGTTGAGCAGTGTGCTTTTCCAGTTTTTGATTTGCCTGCCCTTGGCTCCAGTGGTCTTCCAGCCGTTGTCTTTCCATGCGTAATACTTCAGCTCAACAGCTTCTTTGTTCACGTTTGGTTTCCTTTCCATAGCATAAGCTATAAATACTTCTATACTGGGTATAGTATTTACATTTACATTTACATTTTCCATATGTTTGGTCATATGACCTCCCATACGGCCTTTGGATTTGGAGTGCTGATTTTTGCCTAAAATGTTGTTTCTACGACTGTTAGTGTACTTTTTTCGCTTTTCTTGTTCCTCTTCCAGTCGTGGGTTATACCATAAGCCTTCACTGTCTTGGGAAAACTTGTCCTTAATTTGACCCCACAGTTGACCAACTGTTTGACCTATCATATGTGTGGTCATATGACCACGGTTAAACTGCAGCATAAGAAGCTCCATATATGCGCCTTTTTCTTCGAACGTCATGCCCATGGTGCCTCCTATCCAGTCGTTAGGGTAAAATAAGAATGCAGGGTCTTTTGCCATTAGTTAAGAAGTTAGGGGCAGCCCGAAGACTGCCCGGTGGTTTACTTGTTGAGAACGCCTAACGCATGGTCAAGCACTTCGCTCCAAGGCTTCACATATTCCACAGGGTCTTGCCGACCTATTTTGTGGAATGCTTCGATTCTTTCTATGTCTGCTCCGCTTGTCCCGGATGCTCTGCCTTGCTCGTCTGGATTGTAGCTTGTGTTGCGTGGATCATTGTGCTCTATCATAAAGCTGTGGTCTAGGATCGCGTGTACCCTGTCCATAAGCATTTTCTTTATGAAGCTGAAGTCCTTCACCATTCCAGTTTCGCATCCTTCCTCTTGGATTTCGCCTTGCACAGACACTTCAAGTCTGTACCTGTGCCCGTGTGCGTGCTTGCAGAAGCCTAGGTGGCTTTTTAGCATGTGACCAGCGTCAAACTCCATGACCCTGGTGATAATTGTTCTTGTTCTCATAAATCTTTGCGCCAGCCCTCCAAGCTGGATTTTCTGTTTCTGTTAAGTGGATACCAGTTGCCCCAAGTTGTTCTTAAAACCTTAGGCTTTGATTGCTGCTCGCTTTTTAGCGGCCGCAGCAGATGTAGGTTAATTATAAAATCTATCATCATTGGTTTATTTGATTAGTGATGTCTAATTTATGCATTTCCTCCTTATAGAGGCTAATCACGCTCCGTAAAAGATCAACGTGGTGGCTAATCCCTCGGTTAAGGCGTATTGCGTACTCATACACGCCTGTAAACCGCGCAGCCTTACCCTTAGCTATCAAAGTCACGTTCGTTGCTGTAGTGCTCTTTAAAAGTGCTTCGTTGGTTGTTAGCTCTAGTATCTCGTTTGCTATTGCTTCATCCATGAGACGCCTGGCTTGTGCTTCGCACTCTGCTGCTAGGCCTGCTAGGTTTACAAGCTGCACTCCTTTATCGATAAGCTCGTTGATATTCTCAATCCTTGGCTCAACAGGGTCTTCAATAACGCTGCGGATGTGCTTCAGGTTGTGCTGTACTGTATCAAGATCCATGACGCTCCTCCCAATAGTCGTTGACAATAAGATGTCCGGACTCATTCACAAATGTGTATCTTCCTGACTGCTTATCCATAGACAGCAGGATGTAGTCTACATCATTCTTTCGGATTACCAGGTTGTTGGTGTGCTTCAGCGCTGTCCGGACTGTAATGTCTCCAGCAACCCGAATCAATGGTCGCTTAAGGCCTAGCTGACCCATGCGCCATACTGCGTCAAAGTCTTCGCGCTCGTCTCCGCGCACCACATGCAGGAACTCCATATAGTGCGCTCCTAGCTCTTTTTTTCCTGTGAGTTTAAACGTCTTCATATTACATCCATTTTAGATTTCAAGTACTCCTCTGCTCGTAGGATCTGCTTAACAGTTAAGCGCTCGTATGACTCTTTGACTGTGTCCCAGATTGCTAGGTCGTTGATCTCTACGTGCGTGTGCCTGACGCCGGGATACATGCCTGCGCTCTTATACCAGTCTACTCTGTCTGCGCCGTTGTGCTCTGTGACAATGTGAATGTCAGCATAGACTGTGTAAGTCTCTGACGGGTTAATTTCGTAGCCTTGGAAGCTTGCGTGCTTATCGCCTTGCACGTCCAGATGGATGGACGGCAGGATGTTCATTAAGTAGTTGAATTCTTCTGTAGTCATATTATAGTGTTGTATCGGAGGTAGAAGTCTGCGCCACTAAGGTCTGCACCACGAAGGTCTGCGCCATAAAGGTCTGCATTACGAAGGTTGGCACCACTAAGGTCTGCGTAACTAAGGTCTGCACCACTAAGGTCTGCACCACGAAGGTCTGCGCCACTAAGGTTTGCTTCTTGAAAGTCTGCGCCTTGGAGGTTTGCGCCACTAAGGTTTGCGCCATGTAAGTCTACACTATGAAGGTTTGCGTGACGGAGGAATGCACTATCACTCACAGCCTTTTCCAATGTTGATTTTATTGAGTTATCTTGAGACTCGAACTCAAATAAATGTTTGCCCCAGAGAGATTTAATTTGAATTTTTTTCATTTTATAGGGTTGTTTTGGATGTACTTCATGTGAGACGTGATCTGCTGCTTAGACATCCAGCCTCGCACACCTCCTTTTCTGTGGAAACGGGACGACAGCACTTCGTATGATGCGCCAACAGTGCAGTAGAAACCTGGCCCTTGAATGACACTTATGTGTGAGCCGTCTGGAAACCACATCTTCGCGTGAATGCCTTTGCTAGGGCCTAGCGGATGATCTTTAAACTTGAGGTCTTTGAACGTTTTCATTGTTTTGTTTGTTTGTGTTATGCAATAATAACACAAATTTTTAACAAAACAATAAAATTTTATGAAAACTTACCGAGGTAGCTAAAGAATTTATACCAGCTCCAGCCTTGGCCCGGGTCTACCTTGTAGTCCTCGCGAAACTGTCGCCCGGATACATCGCTATGGCCTAGGATGTTGTTTGGGTTTATTGAAGGAATTTTTGCCATTAAGCTAGCGCAGTGTATAGCAGCCGACTCGTGCTGTGCTTCTGTGTACGCGTCTGGCTTGTGGATGTTTGTCTTGAACGGCTCCGGCCAGTTGTTGGTGCCTTTGAGTAGTATCTCTATGCCTAGAAATCTACTGTTGAGTCTTGCTTCGTTGTGGTGCTTGCCTTTTCCTGCATGGTATGCAATCCGATCCGGAGTAAGGCCAAGGTGCCTGCCTCCTTCTGGAGATATAAAGCAGTGTGCGCTTAACTTGCGCTTGTCTCTTAACCAAATAGGAGCGTGCAGGCCTTCTAAATACTCACTCATGCTGTGTATAACTATCCCGATAGGAGGTTCAGGAAATGCGCCTCCGTTAGCCCAAGTGCCTCCCAGTTCAATAATTGGATAAGTCATTTTCTGTTTTTGATTAGCCAAAGAACTAAGCCGAGAAATATAGCTAGCCCGAATCCTTTGGAGCCTGTTGAAAAACATTGCCAAAACGTGTCCTCTTTAATAATTGGTATCTCGATGCGCTCCGTCTTGGTTATCTCTGGGCAATCCGGGCAGTCAGCTTCAATGAACACTTTGCGTGTCACTGTATCGTATGCAAACCTGATTATCACGCTGTCCTTGCTGATTGTTACTGTGTCATAGTTGTAAACAAACTCAGTTACCACCTTAGGCACATCTACCCAGACGGTATCGTAACTCAAAGTATATACAGTATCAACAATAGACGGATCTTTCTTGAGCGCTTTGTTTAAATAGTGCTGTGCGCTGCAGCTACTTAGTAACAGAAGAATTATTAGTGCTCGCATACTTGCTGAATTTTTCAAGTCCTGATATACCAAAGCAGGTTCCAACAAACCCAAGGAACAAAAGAAGGTCTTCAAAAGGAACGTCTTTCCAGATATACAGCAGCATAACATAGAATAGCATAAGGAAAGCAGACACGCGCTTGCTGCTATACCTTCCGTCCTGATCTTGAATAATCTGTTTCATCCGGAGGCTGGCATTCGTTTGTTAAGATCAATGACGTGATCGATCATCTTGGTCTGTCCCTCTTCAAGCCTTCCTAGCGCTTTGGATATCTCACCGAACTTGCTACTACATAAGGATTGAAAGTTTTCGTCAGATTCTGCATTACGTTGCTCTTTTGCTGTCACTTCCTTCATGTCTTCCTTTAGTTTCTCTATCTCTTTCATAAGTGCTGCAATTTTAAGGTCTTGCGCCTTGTCAGTTAGTTTTTTACCAAAAAAGCCCCCGCTTCCTCCGAGGAGGATGTTTAATAGAATTATAGCTATTACCGCTAAAGGGTGCTCTGTGAATATTTGAACGATCGCGGGATCGATTAATTTTTCCATTTTCCATTTTATTGCTGATTAATTTCTGAAATAATGGCGCGAGCCTCCTCGTAGTGCGCTTCTATCATTTCCAAGTTGTGTGTAGTAAAGTTAATAAACATTCTGTCATGTTCTAATTTCGTCTCAGGCTGCCATCCATAACAAGCATGTAAAACTTCATGAAGCATAACCAGCTCAATGTAACTGTCTGGCGATCCAGGCCAAAGGAACTTGTTAAACATTATGCCGCGCTCATAGGTCCTCGCTACTCCGAAACCCATGTCAACTTTTTTCAGAACAATCTGATCGCGCGGAAAAGAATCATTTTCAAGTCGGTCTAAAACCCTATCAAAGTACTGCTTGAGCTCTGTGTCTTGCTTCCATGTTTCTGGCTCCTCCTCGCAGGATAGCAATAAAAACAAAGCCAGCACAAAAGCTGCCCAGACAGTTATTCTAATCGCTATGTGAAACGCGTTTTTCAAGCTGTTTTAGTCAATATCAACCATTAGATTAGGCGGGATTATTAATCCACGCGCATCCGCCTCATTCAGGAGCTCTTCGAAAGTGGTGGCACCAAAGCCATCGATCACTTGGCTAGATATCGCTGAGTCAGCGGGCTGGGCCTCTCTGGTGAGCAACCGAACCACCTTGTCAGCTGTATATCCCAATGCAAAAAAAGGCTCATTATGAGTCAGCATCTTGTATGTTATTTCACCGTTTCTCACGGTGACATTTTGAGGTTCTATTATCATAATTCCTATTTTTTTATGGTGGGGATGGAGGTGTCACTCCTGTGATTGTCCACCCTTTTGTGATTAAATTATTGTATGCATCGTAAGCGTCAGATGTAGGCGACTGGCCATTTAAGTTTGTTAATATCAGTGTGCCGTTAGTTGATCCAGAATCATCTATATCCTGAATTATATCATCCATGGAGGCGGCTGGAAATGTATTCCTTTGAAATTCTAGATAACTAAGGTTTGGCATATTTGCGAATGCTCCTTTTTCATAGAAAAGCTGAGAATTTTGAGCGTTACGGGTTCTCCAGTATGTAAAATTGGTCATGCCGCCCCATCCTGCCACACTGATGACCCCGTAAACGTTTACAGCATCAGTCTCAAATCTCTCTAAGTCCCAATTTTGAGCCATTCTATCATCGGGCATAAAAGTCGGCCAAACACTGCCGCTATTGTTTAGCCTAATATCTTTTATAGGGCAGTTGTAAAGCCCTTCCTCATTCTCCCAGCCGCCGATTTGATTATTCCTGTTCCATATGATCGTCTCAAGCTGCAAGCAATCACCAAAATCAGGTGCTTGTTTGTGAAAATTATCATAAAAACTACTTGACCTAGTTTGGAACCGATGAAAGTCTTGCCAGTCGTCTGTTGATACGATATAGATAATATCTAGAGGCTTTGCGTATACCCTATGTAGGTCGGTGCTTGTGCTAGGATAAGTGTTTACGGCGTAAGTTTGAACCGTCCCATCTGAGTACACAACCTTCAAAGGATCTCCTGAGCTTTTCCCTAGATAGAACCCTAGGTAGTAGCTAACATCATCAATAAACTGATCACCACCTATTTGACTATTAACATACAGCGTCAGTGCCTTAGACCTAGCAGGAAAATCCACGCCGTGATACTGCACTGGCTGCTTTACGCTCACAGCAGTACTACTCACCGCGTCTCCAGAGACCACAGCTGAGGCTGGCACGGAGATGGTAATATCGTCTTGGCCAGAGGGCAGAGTGTACCCAGCCACAGCAGGCAGCGTGATAGTTACCACGGTATCCGATGTCCTTACTACGTTTGTATAGATCGTTGCTGAAGCTATTAGCCCAGCAGACTGGCTCCCAACAATGCCAGCAATAAAGGCTGAAGTGATCGCATTATCATCACCAATGGTAGCCGCCCAGGTGGATCCACTCATAGTGCATATAATAGTATTACCTCCCGCCACAATCTCAGACTCCATGGATCCATCTGCAGATCCAGATAAGACCACGGATACACCACTCGGAGCGACCTGGACCTCTAGCGTGACATTTACTGCCGCTACACCTAAGACCGCTCCTGTAACAACCAATATCACATCAAAAGAATACGATCCGTCAGGGATTGTTCCTGTTCTAGTTATAATGCCGGTGGTTTCGTTTAGACTCAAACCGGCTGGAAGAGTATCGTTTGCGTCTAACTTGTAAGATCTATCACCGCCAGCAGGAGACACCTCCGGAACCATAGTAACAAAGTTTGCTCCTTCAATAGGTCCTTGTCCGTTATTAGTATATTGAAAAGAGACAAGAGGCGAAGGAGGATCCGGAGCAACTCCGGCGCTGATCACTCTCTGCTTGATAATGTACTCAACACTGTAAGCCACTAGATCCAGCGCCAGGTGCTTCATGTTGTGTCCTGCGAACTCTGTGTTTAGCACAGCGACCTTGTCTGTGACTGTTTGGCCTTGTACCATCATTATTTCCGACCCTGACAGCCTGCCGGATTCGCTAATTACTTTCTGTGCATATCTAGCTTGATCCTCGTTGTTCCAATCTGCGCCCGTTGTGATATTGGGCCTGTAGCCAATAGCTACCAGCCTCATGCTATAGTAACAGATATGATAGTCGTCTGCTCCTTTTCCGCTGATAGGCTCGTTCCGCTGGCTTATGATCCTGTGATAGAACATCAGTCCTTGCGTGTCTTGAGGACTAATCCACTGGCCTTCCGTATCAGATATACGAACCATCGGATATGTCTTGTTGTCTCTTTGCTGCAGTACAGCTAGCCCGTAGAACACAGGGTTCTGAACCGGCACACCAGCAAGCACAGAATTGACATCCTGTAATATTTGATTGATGTTACGATTCATTGAGTATCCTGTTTAATTCCGCGTCGTACAGCTTGTCTATAAGCTGTATTTCCTGCGCTGTAAGCTTAAATATTTCTTTCCCGTACGTTTCCTCTACCCAGAAGCTTTTATCGCCGTTGTGCTTGTTTAAAAAGCCCGAAGACAGGCCTCCTTGAGGGTTTGCTACCAGCTGGAAGTCGTTCTTCATTTGCCCGGTAAATTCCAGCACTACTTTGTCTCCGGAATACCCTTTCTTGCTTCGCTTCTTGAGGTACGCTTTTGAATACCTGCCTATCTGTGATCCGGAAGCATCCTGGCCCTGGTCAAAGATACGCGTCTTGACTTGCTGGTGCAGCGTGAAGAACACTTTTTTCTCCACCTCGTCGGTCAGTAGTTTTCTTATCGCTATTTGCTCAGGTATCACGGCAGCAGTATTTTGTTAGTAACAGCCCCAGCGCAATTGAAACAATAATCGTTATTTCTCATGCGTAGACCGGTAAGCACTCCTTTCAGCTGGCTCTCTTGCTCCTCTTTTAGGTAGTCGCGCAGTTTCTCAGCTTCCTCCCTGTCCAGTAGCGTGTATCTGTTTAGCCTGTTACTAAAAATAATTTCGTTGCAAAACTCGATACCTAGCATGTACATGAACGGCTCTTCAAAAAGCGCTATCCTTTGACATACGTAGTTGTCCAGCGAGCACTCCACAGAGAAAGACAAAGCCATGCCTACCGGCGCTGCCGCTGTAAGGTTAGCGTCTACAACTGCTGCAGATTTGCTCACCTGTTTTTTTGCTACGTTGATACTGTCACTGAATGTGAGGTCTGAGAACTGCTTGCTTTGCACCTCGCTAGCATCATAACCAATAAACAGCTTTGGATATTTCCAGAACGGGTACTCTTTACGAAGCATTATTCTATTAAGCCCTATTGTGAAGTCGTGTGAGGTTTCGCTAAGCTTGTCTCCTGTAGTAGCATTGTAAACATAGATTTTACTACTAACAGCCTGTCTAGCATAGACTTCAGCGAATTGCAGGATCAACTTCATGTTCTTCCACTGAGAAGCAAAGCTGTCAAACATCCACCCTTGTAGTACGTCCAAAGAAGCTATATCTGTGTTGGTGTCAATTTGCCCAGTAACCTCACTATCCATGTAGCTATAGTTATCATAATACTTGACAGCCCATGTGTTCAGCTGCTTCTCGAACTTGCGAATCGCTCTGTCCTGTATCTCGTTCCATGCTGTTTCTGTATTGTACAGCTCTGTAGCTCTGGACTGATCAATCTGTTCTGTGATAATACCAGGAAGCTCGTTAACAGTTCTTCCGCTTACTCCGTCTGTAACGGAGCGCAAGCCTATGTAATCTATTAAACAGCTAATCATATAAATTTATTTAAGGTTGTCCAGCTAAACGGTCTCTGGTTGCTTGGCATATTGCTGCTCAATTTGACGGAATTGATCTTTTGTTAAGTGAAGGTGAGCCGCGTGGTGGCCTAGCGTGCCTAAAGCGAACTCCGTTTCTACGCTGAATTTTTTGCAGACTTCGTAGGGAGCAACTTTGCCTTCTACCATTTCCAAATTGTGTGTGAAGTAGACGTCTTCATTGCCCATGCTTGGATTATACGGGTACACCCAGCAAAGCTCTCTGCAAAGTATTGGGTTTCTTAGGCTTAGCCCTCCGTTTCCTCCTGCTCTATCTGTCCTGGCCCAAGGCGAACGCTCCCTCCAAGGCGCACCTACATAGTCCCACTGTAAGAACTCTTCTATCCCGGGCCGCAGGAGCTGGCTATCGTGCTGTATAATTAACACGCGGTTATAATCGCTTAGCTGTTCCCAAAAAGACGGCTTAGTTAAAAGCTGATTGTATTCAAGAAGCGTTCGGATGCTTAGGAGGTCGTATATTATACGCTTCCAGTCCGAAGGCAGGAAGGCGCTGTGCTGCTCCATTATTGGCGCCGCGTCGTATCTGTTTTCTATAAGCACAACCGCGTTCACGACATTAAAGATAACTATTCTATTTGAATCATTCCTGTTCCTGTGTAATGAGCATCTATAATTCGCTTTGTGTTTTTGAATGTCTGCCCTGCCCAGGCCCATAGCTCCTGCATGGGTTCGTTTAGCTCTGTATCATCCAGAAGCACAATTCCTTTCCATTCGCGGTACCTCAGCTGCTCTAGAAAATACTTCTCGATAGCTCCAGCATGCGGGTCTACATCAATTAGTATCAGCTCCGCTTGCATAAGCGCAACATTTTCTGTGAAGTCCGCTTGAATTAAATACTCAATGTTATGTGATTTGATTTCTAGCTGATCGTGGTTTATGTCAAAGCTCCAGACTTCCTCTGCGGTTAAACTCATAGCATAAGCGCTGTAGCCTTTATGTGTGCCTACATCAAAAACCAGCCCCTTACCTAAGCACTGTTGTGCCAGGAAGACATAGTGCTCTCCTTCTATTGGAATATTTCTTGCTTCGAGTTGTTTTACGATGTCCACCATAGTTTTCCTGTGAAGTCTTCCGTTTCTATCCAAATGTCTTTACTGACTGGATGTAGCTGCTTTGTAACGCCGCGCTCATAATTTACCCACTTATCCTGAAACCAATTAGGAAATAGCTCGCTTTTATGTCCGTGACAGCTCAGCTTGTATTCCATCATTTCCGGGCGTATAGCATAGCCCATGTGATAAATCTCTCCTTTGTGGATTATGGTTTCATTCTTAACGTAGTTGTTCAGATTAAATAGCCTTATCGGATAGAAGCCGTCTCTGTTCACCTCTTTTGTGCCTTTCCAGAAATGCCACCAGCAATCTCCTCCAATGCCGTGCGCATGGTATCCACTGTTATAGGCTGCGTGCAGTGCTTCCGGCAGCTTCTCCGGGTTCCATATTTCGTCTGCGTCTACAGACAAGATCAAGTCATAAGTGAGGTTGTTTTGCTGGATGTACCGCTCTGCCATCTTGCGATGCTGGTTCTCCTGCTGCACGCCTGTGACATCCACCCAGATCACTTTCTTGAACGGCCTACAGATTTTTTGTAGTTGCTCCATAGTGTCCGGGTTATGGATATTTCCGCGATGCCCATAGCTTGGGTATTTGGTGTAAAGAATCAGTATGTCGTCCACGAACGGGTCTATAGCTTGCAGCACCAGGCGCAAATAGTCTGAACCATAGTGTAGAGGTATAAATGCCATTGTCTTTATTGTGTCCTGCCCTATCTTCATTTCATTCTAATTATGTTTTGAACCATGTTATCGTAAGTGAAAAACTTATGGACACGCTTTTGCCCTTCTATTGCTATCTGCTCGCGTTGTTCCTTGTTTTCCAGGTAATGTGCAATCTTCGCATCCATCTCGCTAAAACTCTTAAAAGTATCCAAATGAATGCCCGGCTTAAAGTCTTTTTCTATGCCAGGATAGTGGTGCGCTAACACAAAAGCACCGGAGCCCATTGCTCTCAGTAGCCTGTCGCTGGTGTATCTATCTATTTGAAAGTGGCTGACTGATAGTGCTATTTTGCATCGGTTATAGATTTGGCTCTCTTTTCGCTGCACTGGGCCTGGGTTGTTTGGGTCTGGGGCTAGTAACTCCACTGCCCCACTGTAATTGCCATACACAGCGCTGTTCGGTCTTTTCTTAACGTAGTCCACTACGCTGCGCCTAAATGCGCCTAGTGGGAACATATTGCGATAATCATTGCCCATGAACACAACGTCCCAAGCAGGCACATCCTCGCTGGTGTCATGTGTTTTAAATACTTCCGGGTCAATGCCTATCTGCAAGTATGCTGAAGGCTTAGCTATCTGCAGCACGTCACGCTCGTTGCTAAAACAAGTATAATCTGCGCTCATGCGTAGCATCCAGCCGGGTATATGATCTCTTATGTCTCCGGTCCAGTTAATAACTAGACAGCCTTGATTTCTGTAGTGCGCCAGCTGGCTATTCAGCGCTTCAGGCGTATCCAAATCTCCGATTCTGTCCGACTGGATCTGCATGAAAATAATATCCGGAACCCAAGGCAAACGCTTAAGATGCTCCAGCAGGTCTGCGTCTACCCTGTATTCCAGGTATTCAGAAGCTGCTTTTTTAAATGCTGCGCTTAATCCTTCGCCTCTGCCGTTTACTGTTAGTCCTAGGTGTACTATCTTCATGACGGTGGTATTTGTTGCAGGTTGCCCCATTGCGTATGCGCATCCCCTGTTATTCGATAATCTGTTCCGTAGTCTCTTGCTTCTTCTGTATGATAATGGCAAGCCTTAATCCGCTTACACGGGTTGAGCACATTGTAGTGAAACTTATTTTTAAGTAACCAGGCTATATGATTGTCACAGCCAGGCACACCCATTGTGAACGGTATCTTGGAACGCTCCCCGGTCTTTTGATTATTTGCCTGCACCCAATCGCATCCGGTTACACGTGGAACGCCTCGAAATACCCATGCGTCCTGCGACCACTCTGCTGGCTGCCTGTTTGCTGACTCGAAGTCTGTCAGCTGCCCGTCTGCTGTATGCTCCCACCTGGTCAGCGCATAGCATTGCTGTGTGGTGATGTTAGCAAGCGGGCTCAAGTCGTCGAAGTAGATGTCTGAGTTTATAATAGCGTTGACATCGTTCGGGTAATCCTTTGCGAGGTCAAAAAAGTCTTGATATGTAGGCCTGTGATCGAAAGGCACACAAATTACCTTGCCTTCACAGCCTTCAGGGGTATAGAACTGCCTTTCTGTCTCGTCCAGCACTATCACGCGGTCTGCCATTACTATATTCTGCATCAAGCAAAACTGTAGCTCTGTCTGGCGTTCCTTGTTGAGGTAGTATGATTGGAATATGTTAACCATGTCTCTTGTGCGTTTCGCTTTCGTTTTGGTTGTAGTAATAGTGATACAAGACTTCGTCTATGTTATGGAAGTCTTTGTAGTGCATAAGCTGCGCTTCTGCCCAGCGATGGTCCTCTGATAGCGAGATGTCTTGGAATTGCTCTTTAACCACGTCGCGTCTCCATGCGCAAAGGTGGTTGGGGGGTAGCTTGTAAAATTTTAATGTAGGGTCCAGGTACGGAATGCGCACATCTTTGAAAAACCGTTGCTGTTTGGACGGTGTTTCATTGATATACATCTGCACTTTAAAGGAAATGCACGCTGGACGTGTTTTGGTAGCTTGTATGAGACGATCTACATATTCTGCACTTACCATATCATCGTCGTCTATAAATGCGATATACTCGCCCTGTGCGCTTTGTAGGAGCATGTTTCTTTTGGTGCCTACAGGCATAGACTTGTTATCGCCTAGGTAAAGCACCTGAACAGAATGGTTAACGCACTGAGGAAGCAGCACGGAAAGAAGGCGTGACAGCTTATCTACCCGGGAGGGTAATGTGCATATTAGTAGGCTGAGCTCGTATTTCATGTCAGTTGAAAAAAGAAGAAGGAGCTGCCATGCCTGAAACAGCCCCTCTTACTTACTTATTAACAAAACAAAGATTCCTAGTTAAATATTCCCGCAGGAACATCGTATGTCTGCGGTAGTCTAATGTCTGACCATATAGACACCACTTCCCATTCCAAGAGTGAATCTAGCGCGTCCTCTTGGATCATATTCGCGCTGATCCTGGCGTTGGCTGTTCCTACCATTAGCACTTGGTAGTAATCTCCAACCCAGACGGGCCTATATGCTTGGCTGATATTTAAATCATCCCAATAGGCGTTGTTTCCTTTCACGCTTTCCACTCTCGTGGTCAGCGTGTGAACCTTGCCTATAAGCCGCTCCGTCTGGGTTCCTTTGCCTGGACCTGTTGTATCGCTTGCTGAATAGCTTCCGCTAACTTTTTGATGAATCACGATATCTCCGCTGTAGGTTTCATCCACCCAAAACGCAGGATCGGACCATAAAGTAGGAGTCGCATCAGCAACTTTGGCCTTCTCTTCAGAAACGAAAGCGAGCGCATTTACGCGCCCACTCTCGAACTGACAGAAAAGCTCAACGTATGAGTCAATGACTTTCCTACAATCTCCCATCTTACGCGCTGGTAATATTGTATCCTACAAGCCCGTTGAAGTCGCCTAACTCTGAGTAGACGCCGCCAAACGCAGCTGAAGGAGCAGTGAAGAGATCGAAGTACTTGCTGATAGTTACCACCCAGGCACCCTGTAGGCCATTCGAACCAACACAACCGGAATCGTATCGGATAGAGTAGTCCCACTCAAATGGATAGACGCTATCAGGCATCACTCCTTTGATAAGGTTGTCTGGGGTCTCTTTTGCGAACACGCCCTTGAACAGGTTGTATCCGTAAAACTGTGTCAAGCCTGGGTATGCTACGATCACTCGATTGGCACCTCCAAGGTTCACAGCAGCGCTTTGGTCTTTATACAAAAGACCTCCGAACTGGGAAGCAATCTCAGCAACATTTACACCAGCATTGGTGTTCAAGTTACCTACCGCAAGCCTGTTGAAATACTTTCGGGCATTTCCAAGGCCAATGACAGCAAGAGGACCACTCATAAAGTTGTCCTCCTGGTGATTCGACAGTGTGTCAAAGTTATTCACGTCAGCTCCGCCGTCGCTGTTGATCATTTGAATGTCGAAGTACACTCCTGCGCCGACACCT